GGCTTGGGGTATTCCTCAGAGAACATCGCAGGATAGACCTTGCTGATGTCTCCTTGACGTACTGATAGCACGTCGCGCATACGCTGATCGCGTGCAGCATAACGCGACTGAAGTCGCGCTACCTTAGCGATTACCTCTTTGGTTGTTAGCACGTGTATCTCCTATACGAACTGTCGTTGCTGTTCAGCAAGTAGTTCGTCAATGTTGACTACCATTCTCTTGCCTTTTTCATAACGTGATAAAAATGGATTCTTCATATGGTGTGTTGCGTGAATACCTTGGTTGAGCATCTCACGTGCTCTAATCTCACAGAACCAAAGGGCCATCACCATATCGGTCTTACCCTTGGTTGTAGGTGACCAGGTGATAAGTTGTTCTATGAGGCTCTTGATATTTTCAGTTTGATCATTGGGTAGATGGATCAAGTTATCTCTATGGTGCTTGCCATCTTGCTGCTTAGTACCAAAGAGGGTGGACATAGATGCCACACCGAATCCTGCATCCCACTTGTTATTACCAGTGTGGTGTTCTTTGAGTAGTACACCTTTAGACGATAGGAACTGTCTGATGCCTTCATCTTGTGTGAGGAAGGACTGGAACGCGTTGCGTTCTACAATCCATTCGGAAGGGGCATAGACATTTGTCCAGTCGGTAATCAACTGACGAATCTGTGCTGGAGTTGGTCTAGTAATCTTTATCGCGTCAACAACATAACGCTTATGGGTACTACGATCAATAGCATAGCAGACAGCGGCAGTGTCGCCAACCATTGCAGGGTCCAGCCCACATACAAAACTAAAGCCGCTAAGATCACGAGGATGACCTGGAAAGCCAGGGACAAGACGGCCAGACTTACGCATACCATCCATAGACCCTTTGACGCAGATAGGGTCGAAGATAGCATCGTCTGAGATGTCTTGTTGCTGGTAGATGAGTGCCCAGGTGCTGGCATCCATTGCTTGTCGTTCTGCATATAAATGCTTTCCGTTCCAGCGGGGATAGAGTCCGTCTTCGTTCTTATCGGATTCTTCTTGTCCATCAAAAGGTTGATCTGAGTAAGGCCAGAGAGTGACCCACTTATTAGGATCTTCGTGGGTTTCAAGGAGGGCTGGCATTGCCAGGTATGTCCAAGGAACTAAGCCGCCAGGGTAGCGGTCTTGTGATCGTAATTCTTTATAGAGGTCTACGGCTGCAACTCTGGTACCTACCACAATCAATTTACCTGTGGGGTTCAAACGAGAGCGTACATCTTGGGTGAGCCACTTGATTTGCTTTTCAAAGTCGTTGGCATTGGATAAGGTCACTGCGTCATCAATGATGATCATATCAGCACGCTTACCGTAGATCTGACCGCCGATACCCACGGCTTCTAGGTTGGGGTCCTTCTCAGAAGACTCTCTGAGTTCATCTCCGAAGGTAACGCGGGTAGCCTGCCAGGAGGCTGTCTTAGTATTGAACCCAACCCCAGCGGCGTAGGCCTGCTGTAGTTCTTCGTACATTGGATGCGTTAGTCGCTGCTTGATAGCATAAAGGAAGTCAGCCGCTAAACGCTGGGTTTGGGAAACTATGAGAACTCTAAAGTTCGGGTTATTAACAATCTTGTAGGTGACATAATCCACCGTCACCGTAATGGACTTGGCGTGATTGGGTGGAATGTTCAAAAGGATGCGGTTATCTGCCAGACCCTTTTCGTATTTCATAGAGGGGTGGAACCACGATGGTTCACGGCCTTCAATGACATCTATCAGATTCTTTTGATGTCCAAAGGTTTCTTGCTTGAGGTACTTCTTACGCCAAGTAACGAAGTCTAGATCCTTGGCCGTCTCTTCTGTGTAGTTCTTTTCTAGAGAACCGAGGCGGGTTCTATCTGCCAACTGTTTGAATACTGGATCAACCCGACGATAGTACTCATAGGTCTTGATGGATTTACCAGCAACCTGACAGGACTGTTCTACAGTCATACCGTCGGCTATACATTGGAGTATGACCTTCTTAGCGCGGTCAACTTCTTTGTTTCTATTGGGGTTGTTGGTAGGCATAAATCCTTATGGTTGTGGATGGATACAACTATCCCCACTAAAAGCGGAGCAGCGCTCCGCACCTTGTTGGTGCTTGAGCGCCCCGAAGCGACCTCAAGGAGCGAGGGGGTAAGTTGGTAACGCTTCTAGGGCGCGTAGCACCCAGCGAAGCGCCCCTGGTCGCAAATGCTAGGGCTGTGTCGCATTTGCTCCCCTACTATATATAAGGCAGAAAAAATAGGTGATTTCCTACTAATGTGACGAACGTCACCTATATCACGGGTTCTATGTCCGTTTTGGTATGGATCTGCACGATTGACTTTAGTGCAGATATTTTGTTGGGGTATATCGGTATCGGGTGGCTCAATTTTATCACCACGGGGTCTGCCTTGCCCTGTGTTGCGTTCTTTTCCCGACAGATACCGACAGAGGTCAGACCACTCAGAGAGAGATGTTCCCACTTCGGCACCCTCTCCCTTATCGCCCCCTACTTTTCTAATAATCCTCCCCGTGCCGATAAAGAAATAATTCTCAGATAACTCTCAACCCTCAACCTTTACTAGAGATCCGAACAACTGTTCTATTTCACAACAGTATTGTTTCGTAATTACCCCACCGACACCGATAAAGGTCTAACCGAACATAACCGACACGCCCGCCCTTTTCCCCTTGCGTGTTAGATAAGCCTTGCTATACACTCGCCCCAAAAGGGCGCACTCCGCGCTCATTCTGAAAGGATAAAAAATGTCACACACCCTTATTGACTGCGAATACGCTTCAACCGAATATCACGACACCTGCCCCGAATGTGGCGAACTAACCGCCTGCGTCTGCCTTGCCTCCATTGTTTCAGAGTGGGAAATTAGCGCAACAGGTCAGACGGGCGCTTTTGCCTATCGTTACCAATACACACCGCTCAATTCCCTTGTGGCCTTTTTCGGGTATGCCGAAACCTACCGCGAGGCGATGGACTCAATCGCTCACTCTGTAAATTGTGAGGGGAAGCGATGAAAGCGGAGATGAGTGCGGTAAATCTAATCCAATGCCTGGCGGGGGAGATGTTCTGCCACCCTGCCGACGTAGTTCAAGCAATACAGGAGGACGAGGAGGTTCGCGCCCTAGTTCGTAGATACGGCAGGGGCGAGGTTTCTTACGAGGAGGTGAGAGAGGCGGTCAATGCGATCTGCTAGTGCTTGCTTTTCCCTCAAGGGTTAGTCTATCCTTGAGGGGAGGGGAGGAACTAGCCTCCAATACGAAAGGATAAGAAAGTGAAAGAAAAAAAGTATATAACCTGCGCCGACACCGCAAAACTATTGCGGGTGGCATTGAAAGCGCAATTCCCCGCCACTAAGTTTTCGGTTAGGTCTCACACCTATTCGGGGGGCGCTTCTATTGATGTGAGTTGGGTAGATGGTCCATTTATTAGTGATGTGGATAAAATTGCCAAGCGATATCAAGGCGCGACTTTTGATGGGTCAATAGACCTTAAGGAATATCACGACGGCCTCGTTTATTTTGAGGGAGATAACGAGCCGACACTAGTCCATTTTGGGGCGGATTTTGTATTTACTAACCGCGACCTTTCCCCCGCCTATATTGAACAACTATCTATCGAAGCGCAAAAGGTATTAAACGATAATGCCCACACATCGGGGCGTGTGTTTGCTTATGATGAGAAAATGACATTTTCGGGCGAATACCTAGCGACACCTTTCGGCGTGATGGATTACCCCCACGCATATGGCTCCAACATTGTTAGATGGCTTTCCCACCATATCCCCGCAGGGCAAAAGGTAGGTGCGTGATGTTTGAGGTGTCATTGAATTGGATCAACGGGTTAGGGCAGGTCATAACCTACGCCCTAATTATTGGTGGCGTGTTGTGGGTGCTGAGTAAGTGGGAGGTGGGCGAGTAATGACCTGTGAGTGCGAGTTAGAGAACGATTACCTAACCTTATGCGATGAGCATAAACAAGAACTAGAAAACCTAAAGAATAACCCGCCCTTATGGGCTATCAGAGCAAGGAGAGGCAAGTGAGCGCATTACAAGAATTAGACGAGGCTATGACTAGCCTCTGGTATCAAGCAGAGATCAGCGACCAAGCCAAGATGTATTGGAACGACCTAGTGGCAAAACTAAAGGAGGAGGAAAGCAAATGAAGGTGGAAAAACTACTAAAGGAACTAGAGGAATACAAAAACGATGAGGAGATTATCGTTCTGTATTTCGACAAGGTGGCAGTAACAGATCACCTTGAGCAAGAAATCACACCCGAACAATGGGCGAAAACTGTCGAAAAAGTGGAGGCTATTCCAATGGCAGAAATCCACGAAATCTTTGACACAATAACCGAACAAGCAGAGAAAGTTCTACGAGATGGGAGAACGAGTAATGCGTGAGTATGGGATACGCAAGACAGAAACCTACTACGTCCGAGCCAATTCTGAGGAGGAAGCAAGGGCGCTAGTGGATCAAATGGACAACTCCTATGCGTGGAGTGTCAATGTGGAGGCTATATGGGCAGGGGCAGAGGAGGAGAACGCCAATGCCTAAGTGTGGAGTGTGCGGTTGGTCTTTCTCTGGGTGGGCTATGACTAAGCACGCTGAGACACCCTGCGGTGAGGAAGATAGCAAGGCAGAGGCTAGACCCTATGCGCCTGAAATAGATGATCTAATAAAACAAATAGAGGAGGATAATGCTAATGGCTAAGTATGAACTAACGATGAGATTTACCTACGAGATAGAGACAGACGACATTGAACGGACGATGAACGAGTTTGAGTTTCCTACCTTCCCTGATCTTGAGGACGATGACAAGGTGAAGTTTATGGACAATCTAAATGAATGGGTGGAAATCAAATGACCAAGCAATTACTAGATGAGGATTGGTGCGTAGATCACTACGCCTATTACCCAAAAGATACAGGTTGCGAAACCTGCCAATATGAGGAGGAAAATAAATGAACAAGGAATACTATCAAGCGAAGGCTGACCTATGCCGTGACCTTGCGGTCAAGCAAATGGTCGAGGGAGATAGCAAGAGGGCAGGGGAGAACCTGATCCGTATGGTCAATGCCCTGAACGAACTAAACCTAATCAACTACAAGGAGGAGAAGGCAAGTGAAACTGACTAATTTCTACGAGGTAATGGATCGCAAGGGAGATATTGCGTGGGGAGGGGCGAGCGTAACCGATGCGGTCGAATGGTTTAGACGAGGCTTAGATAACTC